TGCAAATGCAGCAGCAGTCAAGGCAAAAGAAGCTGCAACGCCAGCCGCTGTAGTTCCAGCAGCCGCAGCAACGACAAGTGTTCCAACCATTTCTATTCCTTCACAAAAGTTGCGCCAAGAGGCTTGTAGCCCCTGCGTGTGTAATCAATGAACGGGCCTTTGGCCGAGATTGACGTACACACAAAATCCACTTCATTTGCTGCCAGCATCTTTTCAGCCCGGTCATCAAACGCTTTCCAAAGTCTACCGCCAATCGTCCCATTGCGATGCTCCGGCTCAACCCACCACAACAATTCATTCAACTCTCTGACCTTGGGAGACCAGATGTTGTTTGACTTGTAGGCCACGATTGCGCCTCGCATGTTTGCATCAAAATAAATCCACGACCTTGGATGATGCTGAACAAAAGTTGCTCAACATACTTTGGGTCATGCGTACTTGCATCGCCAAGTTTTTCAATTGGGTTTTCGTAGGCATACGCCTCGACAATTTCAAGCAGCCTTGGAATGTCGTATCTTGTTGCTAGTCTTATCATTTATGCACCGGGAGAGTCGCCCCAACTGCTGTCAGTTGTATTGGTAGTCAAATCAGATGATTGAGTTTCAACTTTGGGAGGCTTGCCAAAGTCAAAGTATGTCGAGCTAATTTCTGCAACACGGTTCATTGATGTGTCTGCACCGTAGATGAATTGCCAGCTATTCTGATTTGTCTTGACTCCAGAAATTCTGTTTTCAAGAATGCGCCGCATTGACGAACACGAGATAAAGCAAGTTGCAATTCGCTGCCTCAACTCAGTGTTGAAGTCTTCGGTAATCGACACGTTGTTGATGATGCCCTGATACCGCTTGAAGAATTGCGTTGTAGGCGTTGTGATGATCTGGTTGTTGGAGTCAAAGAAGCCTCGCCAAACCTCGACCAATGAACCCTTGATGTCGGAAGACAGGATGAGCGCAATGTTTTCCGAGTCAATGCCAGTCAGAGAAATGGTCATGTCGTCAGAAGTCGCCTTCATGTCACGTTGTACGTCACCGACATTCAACAAAGCTCCAAGGTTGTTGAACGTGATGCCGTTGACCGTAATTGGCGCTGCTGCATTGCAGAAAGTGTAGATAGTCTGAAAGCCGGGTTTCCCAACTGTCAGCCGGACAAATTCAGAATGCTGAATGCTTGGCGATGTGACTGCATTGATGACTGTCATGTGATGTATTCCCGGAATGTGAATGGCTCATCCCAATTGACAAAAGCTCCGTCTGTCATTGGAGTCAAAGTATATGTCGGGCACTTCTGCGCGACAACTGTGAAGGTGCAATTATTTCCACAGAAAACCGCCGTATTGGCCGCTGGAGAGCCAATAATTGGACGGTGAAGGGTAACGGACACAGTTGAGCCAGAACCCCTCAAAACAGTCGCTGTGACCTTGTAGGTGTAGCCTTCAATCATGATGAAGTCGCCAGCCCGGAACAAAGCTCCAGCACTTGACATGGACGGCAGATTCTTCAGCACGACTGTTGTGGCGTTTGCCGCTGGTGCAGCGTTAAGCTGGATGGTCGTTGGCGTCACACTGGCATCGCCCTGATATTCAGTGAACCACGACAGGTTGCTTGAGTTGAACTGAATGGTTTCAGGCAACTGACGATCCTTGTTGTCAATCGTCTGGATGATCGTTCTGGCTGTTGGGTAGTACAGGTAATTGTGCGGAGTGACCGTAAACACCCACGGCACAGCCGTAAGGTATTGGGCAACAGTCATGTAGCCAGCGCGTGTGACCTGCTGCCCAACCATCCTACGGTTCTGCACATTCATTGATTGCTGGATTTCAAATATGGTTTGAAAGCTCATGATCTACCTCTTGAAACAGCCAAAGACTTGTTGGCGTATTGGTTAGCCGCCCAAACCGCATTAGAACTGCCCAAAAGCCTGTCCTCAAACGATTTGGTGTCGATGGCATTGATGTAGTTGTTCGTCACGTTGGTGGTGCTTGCCATGCTTCCAACTTGACCATTCGGAATGATAGTTCCAGAACCAGAAGGAACAAACAACTCTGGCCCACGTTCGCCAACCATGTACGGAGTGTTGTTTGTCACGGAGCCGCCAGCAGCCCGAGCCGATGGGTTAAAGACATGCTCCGACATGCCTCCTGATGCGTTGTAACTTGAGCCTGTTCCTGTAAACGAACCAAACATAGCACCAAGGAAACGCAACGCAGCAGCCTTCATCTGAATGGCAATCAAGTCCTGAATGACGCTACGAGCCAAGTCTTTCATGTTCAGCTTGCCTGTCTTAACAAAGTTGTCGATGGCAGAAGACAAGTTGCCAAACACGCTGTCAAACACTTGTTGCGTTTTCTTCATTGAATCTTGCATGACAACAAACATTTTTGCCATCTGTTCTTGGCGATCAATTTGGTCAAGATTGAATTGCTTGTCCGGGCCTTCTTCAACTTCTTTGCGCTTTCGGGCGTACTCCAAAGAAATCTGAGCCAATCGTTGCTCTTGCTCCGTGGCGTAAATCATCTTGTACTTCAAATCAAGCGACTCTTTTTGAAACTCCATCTCTCTTGTTTGAGACTGATTTGCAATGCGGATAGCTTGGAGGCGATTCGATTCAGCAATTTCAGCGTCCGTGATTTCCTTCTGAATCCTTACGCTTTCTTCATACTCCGCAACCATTCTCTTGGCGTGAATCTGTTTGATCTTCTCGGATGTCTCAGATGCAATCGAGATGGCCTTGTTCTTGTAAATCTCAAGGTTCTGTGCAGTGGCCCTGCCGTCTTCTTGGATGTTCTTTTGGTTCATCTCAAGTTTTGCGTCAGCCAGCTTTTTGGCAGACTCAAGCTGAAGCAACTCAATTTCATGAGCGCCCTCTTTGGCAACAGCAAAAGCCGCTTCAATCTTCGACTTCTCGACCTCAGACACTTTTGCCTTGAGCATTCCTTTGTACTTGTCGTACTCATCAATTTGCTCTTTGGCGCTGCCAACAGTCTTAGAGGCCGTAGAACGATTTTGCAATCGCTGAACCTCCAAGATGTTTTCCTTGGCAGATTGCAATGTGGCGAGTGTCTTCCTCCAACCACGAGAAAAAACAGTGTCTTCTTCTTCGGAAGTGCCTTCCAGCTTTTTCTTGATAAGGTCAATTTGCTTGTCAAGGGAAGCAAGCGTTTCACCCTCCTTGGGGCCGGAGAGCAAACTTTTAAATTGCTCCCAATAGTCACTTGTGGCTTTCGTCACAGACTTCCAAGCGCCTTCAAGAATGCCGAGTTCTCTGCGTTGTTGTTCAAGTTTTGTGTTGAGCGCCACGGCAACAAGTTGTGCAGCCTCTTGCTTCTTGCCAGCCTTTTCCAATGCTTCAATTTGCTTGTATTGCTCAAGCGTCAAAAAGTTCATTTCTTTGTTCAGCGCCTTTGCACCTTCGGCAGTTCCACTCAAGCCGCCCTTGAGCTTTTCAGCCGCCTCGGTTGCTGTGACGCCAGCAATCTGCGAGTAAGTGATGATTGCCTGAGACACTGCACTGATGGATTTCCCAGTAAATTGGCCTGTGGAAATCACAGCCATCAGTGCTTCTTTGGTGTCAGACAAACTGGCTTTTGTGATGCCACTTAAAGTCTTGGCAAGATCGCCAAACGACTTCTCAGTGATGCCGGAATAGTTGCCAGTCAAAGTCAGAGCGTCACGCAGCTTGTCAAGGTCGTCAGCAGCCTTATACGCAGCAAGACCCAAAGCGCCAAGACCCAAAGCAAAGCCGCCAGCCAAAACATTGGTAACGGTAAACAACGAGCCAACAGCACGTAATGCGTTGCCCACACCGCCCATAGCGTCTTTCAACTGACCACCTTGCTGGAGAATGGCAATAAATGGGCTTTGACCGGATGCGATCTGAGTGAACAGGTCGGTTGTCTGATATGTGAGTTGCAGCTTTTGTTGCTCGTTCATCTTGAACTGAGCGCCCATAGCATTCTTGGCTGAAGCAGCAACGGCGTCATATGCTCTTGCTTGCTCAAGCAGCTTTTGCTTCACATCCGTTGTCGCATTCTTGTAGCGACCAGCGGCCATTTCGCGCTCAATCTGCGTTACCTTGGACACGGACTTGCCGTAGTCTTCAGTTGCGTATTTGAGGTTTACGATTTCTTTGGCAGCAGCGTCAGTTTCTCTGCGAATGGCATTTTTGAGCTTGACGTTTTCCGCAATGGCTTTGTCAATGGATGCCGTAAATTCGGCTGTATCCATGCCAAGAACAACGCCCAATCGGGCAATATTTTGTGAAGCCATTATTTCCTTCTCCTAGCCAGTTTCTGAGCATACTGATTGATGCGAACAGACAGTTGTGATTTTAGTTCGGTTAGCACACCCTCGCTGTTTTCTTGCAACGCTGGCCGCAAAAAAGGATTGGCAGACATTTTGGATGTGCCGAATTCTTGAGCAAGAGAAACAGCACTTTTTTTGACTGAGACAACTGCAATGGCGGCGTCTGTTTCATTGACGTACTGACTCATCCTGTCCTTTGCCGTAGGGATACGAGCATCAAGGCGAATGGTGTCAACCATGTGGATTGGGTTGTCTGCATCCCTTGGCTTGTCGCCAATTGGAGCTTTTACCTTGGCCGAGTTGTAGACAATCTGCATGGCCGCTTTCCCGGCAGGTACAAGCGTGTTTCGTGCTATCAAGTCACCACGAAAGTCTTGAGCCATATCCCTTAGTTGCTGCTCAAATTCAGCAAACCCTTCAAGCTGGAATTTGCTGCCTTGTGGTACATAAGCCATGCTACTCTTTCAGGTAAGCCTCCGAACCCGGTCTAGTAGCCAAGAAAGCCATCAACTGCTTGTTGACTTGCTCTTGCTGTTGTTCCTTTGTCAGCGGCGGGACAATGTAATCGTGCGTTGATGGAAGAACATCTTTCATCGTAAACGGTCTTGTCGTCTTCTGTATTTTCGAGTTTAAGTTGCCTGTGGTCAAGGAACTCAGCGCCAGCAAGACAGCTTTGTTTCCTATCATCCCATCAGACATCATGATCTCGATATTCCGCATGTCATCCACTGGAACATCATCAGGACACCCGCCATGAGCGTAGATGTACGCTCTGGCTTGAAGGCGAATGTCCCCAATTAGTTTTTTCGGGAATCCTTGTAACCGGGCTGAATTGCCTCGGAGATTTTGGCAAGGATTTCCAACTGAACGGTAGTGGGCCATTCAGCTTCAATGTCTTCGTAAGTGATTCCATCAAGTGTGCCGTTTACGGGAACCAGCAGCTTGATGTATTCGACCATTCGGTTTTCCATCTGCAAGATGGTCTTGACCAACTCTTTCGTGGATCGACCTTCAACGACAACATCGTCATCAGTGACCACAATGCCATCAATTGATGGCATGTCACGGAACGAGGAAGTCATCTTGTCATACCGCTTTTGAAATTCGGCTTGGTCAAACTTTTCAATGCGCTCCTGCATTGCATCAAGCTCTTTTGTCAGAGGCACACGAACTTTGAATTCATGCCCTGCAAGCTCAAATGTCTTAGTACGCAGGTTGGAGATTTCGCCAAAGGCAGATGTGAGTTTTGTCATGGGTTATCGTGTTTTGATGATCTTGTGGTAAATCGACTCGTTCAGGTTGATGGCGTAATTTACCACCTCGTCTGGAGTCATCTTGTCAGCATGTGCCCTTGCAATGTCGTGTGCAAGAACAATTGCTGTGATGCGTTGCTGCTGAAACCCAAACCAATTCTTGGAAGAATCGGATTGGGCTATCAGGAAGTTCAGAAGGTCGTTGCTGTCTTTTACTATCATGTGGTTTACTCTGTTGTTTCTTGTGCGACTTCTTGTGTTGGTTGTGCAACTTCTTCAATCACGACCACAGGCGCGGTCATGTTGTATTTCTTCAGCAAAGCCAATGCAACGGCTTCTGCTGTGTCTGGTTTGGCTGTGGCTTTTGCAAGCTCACCAGCGTCAACCGCCAAACTACGGGCGACAACTTCAATGTCGCCGTAGGTGGTCACAATCGCTTGAATTGCGTCTGAGACTTTCATCAGTTGTTCGACCAGCCGTACTGGTTGCCTCGTGGATGAATTGTGAAGGTGCATTTAGCTTCAGCGCCCGGAGCAGAATCAATTTGGAATTGACCCACACGACCATTGAAAGCGTATGCGATGGTGTTTGTGCTTTCGACTGCTGCGACCACAAAAGTGCGGTCAACGACACCAGAGTAGGCGTCAGCACGAATCTGAAGCAACGCAGTGTCAGCAGGGTTCCAAGCAGCCGTAATGGTCATGCTCGTAGGAGCCGCCTGAACGGGAATCTTGTCGCTTTGACGAGAACCAGCTACCGCGA